GGTTCTCTCCAATGCTCTAATTCACATCCACTATATACCAGCATATCGCCGACTTCAAGTAAGACTTTAGTGCCTTTGGGAGCGTTAGGTTTATGGATTTGTTTGTATTCATCTATGACTGTGTCAGCCCCTGTGCCGTCTATAAATATGGGCCAAGGATCTCCCCCTAAATTGAGAGTAGTTGATATTTCACAACTTGGTCTGTCTTTATGGCGTCTTAAAATATCTCCATTTTTATATATTCTTGCATAAGAATAGGTTGGAATAAGATCCAATCCAGTTTCTTTTTTCATTACTGGAAGCATCTTCATTAGTAATGTTTCCATTACCATGTCTGCATAATGAGAATAAGTATTTGGTACTTGTTCATCGGTCCATGTGCCAAACATACCTGTGTTAGCTATAATATTATTTTTATACATGAAATGAACAGCATCTCTTTTAAGAAGAAAATAGTTAAATATAAAATTAGCTAGCTCATAGCTAAGTGCATTTTTAATTACGTGATATTTATTAAATGTTGCCATATTTCTGCGGGTTCTTTGGCATTACTTCACATATAACACCATTCGAATCCTTTTTTATTTGTAAACCTTCTTTACTAAAAAACAAATCAATTATTTCTTGTTCATTATTAAGAGGTCTTCCTTCTATATTATTATCGTTAGGGTCCAATAATTTTACAATTGAACGTATTAATTTAAGCCCTAGTTGTTTTGCAATAACCATTCTATTGTTGCCTACTAATACTTTTAAAATAACTTTATTTTCTTTATTCTTACGTTGAGATATAAAAACAGGATCTCTCATTCCATGTTCAGTCATAGAAGTTAATAAAGCATTATAAAATTTTTGTTCTTGTCCATTAACAAACTCTGGTCTTGTAAGATGGGTAATCTCTTCTATAGGTAATTCTTTATAAACTAAACCTGTCATTCAAAGCCCTCTTGTACAAAATTAAAACTGACCGATATTCTTGGTTCATTAGATTGATTAGGTTCAACCGTATGCCATAACCATGCTGGAAATATTATAGCTCTATTTTCTTGTGGTTGTAAATGAACTTCTCTCCATAAATGTTTAGGTGGTTGACCTTTTTTTCTATGAGGCATACATGTTTGAATACCTGGTCTAGGGTCATTACAAATTAAACGTCCAGAATTAGGTGGGGTCTTTATATAATACACACCACTAAATAAAGCA